CGACGGCGGCCGGTTTGACCGGCAAACATTCGACGCCGAGTTCAAGCGCCTGCCGCAGGCTCGCAACAACGAGATCATCGCGGCCGCCAGGGCTGAGACCACCACCGACCTAGAGGTGGCGGATGAGGTGCTGGCCGGTTGGAAGGGCATCACCGACGACGCCGGCAAGGACGTTCCCTACAGCGCAACCGCCAAGGCGCAGCTGCTGGACGTGCCCGGCGTGTCCGCTGCTGTGGTCGAGGGCTACATCAACTCCCTGTTGGGAGCTAAGAGAAAAAACTGATCGAGGCCGCAGAGCACTGGGCACGCGGCGGCCAGCAAGATGAGACAGAGGATGACGCCGCGGTGCTGGGCGTCAGCTTGCCGGGGCCGATTGCGGCTGCCGATGAGTTCGATGTGTGGGAGGAAAACTGGCCGGTGGTGGAGCTGTTCCTGCGAGTGCAGACGCAATGGCGCACCGGCATGAACGGCCCTGTTGGCTTGGACTATGGGGCTGTGGCGTGGGTTCTTAGACTGTTTGCAGAGGAGGCCAGCCACCGCGCCCTGCTGGAGGATCTGCAGATCATGGAAGGCGCTGTGCTGGCCTACATCGCAAAGCAGGGGGACTGAGGCATGGCGATGAACATGAACGCCGCGCTGAAGATCCGTGCCGACGTTGACGGCGGCAACAAGATCGTTGCGCTGAACCGTGGGCTGACCTCGCTGGAGACCTCGGCCAAGGGCGTCACCGGCGCCATGCGGGGGCTCACGGGCGCCTCTGCGGGCCTCTCCGGTGCGCTGGGCACCCTTGCCCCGCTGCTGAGCGTGGCGGGCCTGGCGGGCATGGTGAAGGGCACGCTGGACGCGGCCGACAACATGAACGACCTGTCGCAGGCGACGGGCGTGTCGGTCGAGGCGTTGAGCCGGTTTAACAAGGCTGCAGCGGTGAGCGGCACCAACCTGGAAGGCGTCAGCAAGGGTCTGGTCAAGCTGAACAAGGCGATGGTGGATGCAGCCACCGGCGGCAAGGAGTCGGCAGCCACTTTCCAGGCGCTCGGCGTCAACGTGAAGAACACGGACGGCTCGCTGAAGTCTGCTGACCGGGTGATGCTGGAGGTGGCCAACCGCTTCAAGGCAATGCCTGACGGTGCGGCCAAGACGGCGCTGGCGCTGCGCCTGTTCGGCAAATCCGGTGCGGAGCTGGTGCCGCTGCTCAACATGGGCGGCGATGCCATCGACAAGATGAGCACCAAGATGACCACCGCCTTTGCACGCAAGGCGGATGAGTACAACGACAAGCTGGCGGTGCTCGGCGGCAAGGTGCGTGCGCTGGGCATGGATCTGACCATCGCGCTGTTGCCGGCGCTGGATCAGATCACCGATGCGCTAACCGTGGCGGTGAGCAGCTTCAACAGCCTGCCGGATTCGCTGAAGGCCGCAGCCGTGGGCGCTGCCACGCTGGCGCTGGCATGGGGCCCGCTGAGCGGCCTGCTGAAGGGCGGCCTGGGCCTGGTCGCGGCGCTGGCCAACGGGATGGAGATCCTGCGCTATCAGTCGGCGCTGGCCGGTGGCGTGATGCCGATGCTGATCGGCCACCTGCGCGGGCTTGGTGCCGCGATCCTTGCGATTCCCGGGTGGGGCTGGGTGCTGGCTGGCGTGACGGCGTTGGGGCTGCTGGGCAAGGCGCTCTACGACAACAACGAGGGCTTCAGGAGCTGGGTCAACAACGTCGGCACGATTATCGCCAGCGACTTCGGCAACGCAATGAAGAACGCGGTGGCACTGGGGCAAGCCGCGGCCAAGGGCGTGGCAAGCGCGTGGCAGGCGCTGGTCGGCGCAACCAGCAGCGCAGCATCAGCCATCGGCAATGCGTTTGCCGGCCCGTTCGGGTTCATCGCCAACGCCGCGCGCCAAGTGTTTGCGCAGGTGCAGCGGGCTATCGCTTCGCTGTGGAACGCGCTGCCGGAGCCGATCCGCAAGTTCCTTGGCCAGGCCGGCAAGATGGCGCTCAACGCCAGCCCGGCCGGTTACCTGGTGGGCGTAGGCGTGCGGGCGTTCCAGATGGGGCCGCAACGGACCACCAACAACCGCGCCAGCAAGGATGAGCTTGGCCCGAACGACGGGCTCAACGGGTTTACGCCTGACCTGAGCACACTGGGAAGCAACGGCGGCAGCGACAAAAGCGCCAAGGCGGCAGCTGACAAGGCGAAACAGGCGCGTGAGGCGCTGGCGGCGTCCAAGAGCGCGCTGGAGCAATCCAAGGCCGAGCTGGCGATCCTGCGCGAGGCAGATCCGATCAAGAAGATCCAGCTGGAGTACGACGAGAAGCGCCGCGCAGTGATGGATGCCGCTAACAAGGAGATGACACGGGCGCTGAGCGTAGAGCAGCAGGCCAACATTCAGCGCACCCGCAGCATCGACATCCAAAAGCTCGACGTGCAGGAGAAGAAGGATCTGGCCGACGCCTACAAGGGACTTGGCGATGCTGCCTATGACGCGGCCTTCAAGACTCAGTTTTGGGGCTCAGCAACCGAGGCCACCAGGGGCGCCATGGCCGGCTTCCGCGATGGCATCAGCTCCTACCTGGAGAGCATCGGCACGCTGGGTGAGGGCATCAGCAGCCTGACTCAGAGCAGCATCAAGGGTCTGGAAGATGCCATCGTTTCGCTGACCACCACGGGCACCTTCAGCTTCCGGCAGTTTGCGCTGTCGGTTGTTGAGGAGATGACCCGAATGGTCACCCGGCTGCTGATCATCGCGCCGATCCTGCAGGCAATCCAGAGCTTGATCCCTGGCGCTGGCGGCATCGGTGCCAGCTTCCCCAAAGGCGCCGGCCTGCTGTCCAAGGGCAAGCTGTTTCCTGGTGGGATCTTTGCCAACGGCGGAGCGTTTGACCGCAACGGCCTGCAGGCGTTCGCCATGGGCGGCATCGTCAACCGGCCCACGATCTTCCCGTTCGCTGACGGCGGCGCCGGCCGCCTTGGCCTGATGGGTGAGGCTGGGCCCGAGGCGATCATGCCGCTCAAGCGCGGCGCTGACGGCAAGCTGGGCGTGGCCGGTGGTGGCGGCACCAGCGTGACGGTGAACGTGGATGCCAAGGGCACCAGCGTTCAAGGCGACGGCGGCCGCGGCGAGCAGCTGGCGCGTGTGGTGGCGCAGGCGGTGCAGGCAGAATTGATCAAGCAGAAGCGGCCTGGCGGCTTGATGGCGGCGTAACCATGGCGACCTTTACCTACACCCCCAGCTTTGAGGCGACCGAGGCCAGCAAGCCCCGTGTGCGCAAGTTCCAGGCCGGTGACGGCTACGAGCAGCGCATCCGCTTTGGCCTGCACACCGACCCGAAGGAGTGGAGCCTGACCTTTGCCAACCGCACCGACACCGAGCGCAACAACATCCTGGCCTTCCTAGAGGCACGCGGCGGCGTGGAGAGCTTTGACTGGACCCCTCCCCGCGGCACCGCCGGCAAATACGTTTGCGAGGAGTGGCAGGCCACGCTCAGCAACTGCAACAACAATCAGATCCAGGCCACCTTCCGCGAGGTGTTTGAGCCGTGAGTGTTCCGGTTTCAGATCTTCAGGGCATTGCGCCCAGCGCAATTATCGAGCTGTTTGAGATCCAGACAGTGCTGGCCCTGCATGGCCTGAACTACACCTACCGCTTCCATGCCGGCAGCAATGCCAGCGCCAATGGCCGGGTGACCTGGAACGGCAACGCCTACGACAGGATGCCGATTGAGTGCGAGGGCTTTGAGTACAGCGGCAACGGTCAACTGCCGCGGCCAAAGATGCGCGTCAGCAACATTATGGGCACCATCTCGATGGTGCTGCTGGTGGTGAATGACACCACAGTTGGCAACGATCTCACCGGCGCCAAGGTGACGCGCATCCGCACGCTGGCGCGGTATCTCGACGCGGTGAACTTCCCTGGTGGCGTCAACCCTTACGGCGCACCGGACCCGACCGCTGAGTTCCCGCGCGAGGTCTATTACATCGACCGCAAAAGTGTTGAGACCCGCGACGTGGTGGAATTTGAGCTGGCGTCAGCGTTTGACCTGGCGGGCGTGCGCGCACCCAAGCGCCAGTGCGTGAGCAACATTTGCCAGTGGGTCTACCGCTCCGGCGAGTGCGGCTATACCGGCGTGAGCTACTTCAACGAGAACGACCAGCCGGTTGCAACGGCCGGCGCGGACGTTTGCGGCAAGCGGCTGAGCAGCTGCAAAGCACGGTTTGGGCAGACCGCTGAGCTGCCCTTCTCAAGTTTCCCCGGCATCGGGACCTATTTCTCATGACCTGGCGCGACGCAGCACTGGAGCACGCCAAAGCGGAAGACCCGCGCGAAGCCTGTGGCCTGCTGGTGGTCCTCAAGGGGCGGCGGCGTTATTGGCCGTGCAGCAACCTGGCCACCGGCACCGACCAGTTCATTCTCGACCCCCTGGACTTCGCCGCAGCCGAGGACGCTGGCGAGATTGTGGCAGTTGTCCACAGCCACCCTGTCACCCCGCCGGTGCCCAGCCAGGCCGATCTGGTGGCCATCGAGCGCTCTGGGCTGCCTTGGTACATCGTCAACCCCAAGACCGAGGCATGGAGCAGCAAGCTGCTGCCAAGCGGCTACAAGGCGCCGCTGATCGGCCGCGAGTGGGTCTGGGGGCTGACGGACTGCTGGACGCTGACGCGCGACTGGTACGCCGAGCACGGCCTGCAGCTGCTGGACTGGGCGCGGCCGCTGACACCCGAGGAGTTTGAGGCCCAGCCGCTGTTCGATCAGTATTGGCGGGATGCTGGCTTTCGCGAGCTGGATGACGACGAGCAGCTGGAGCCGGGCGATGGGGTGTTGATGAGCATCAGCGGCCCTGGGCTCAACCATGTCGGCGTCTACATCGGAGAGCAGCTGGTGCTGCATCACATCAGGGGCCG